GTTTAGGACAAAAACTTTTAACCCAACCTTTATCAAATTTAATAATATAATAACCTGCACAATACAAACTTTTAGACTTTATACTTTTAGTAAACAGCGGCAGTTTACGTTTTACATCATACATTACGTTATAAGGTGATGTGCTAGTAGGATAGCCGTATACTTCTTTTTGTATTTCAGGTTTTGCACTTTTATCACGCTCGAAGATTGTTTTTCCGAGCTGCTTTTCTAAATCCTTTTTATTGTCATAAAATGTAATTGCTTCACCTGTAGACAACATAAAGCGATCGTCGTTCATGGATATTGTACCAACACGTTCTCCGTTGTTTTCAACAATCCAAAATTTATTTTTTAATATTGTTTTTGCTTTAATGCTCATTTAGGATACCTCGCTTGTAAAGGTTGTGCATACTGTGCGGCATTGTCTGCAATACGTTGCATGTCCCATTTAGCACAAAACTTCATTAAACGCATACCAACCTGAGAAATATCTTTAGGTTCAACACTTGAAATAGTATTGTTAATTATTTCTCTAATTTCAGCAGGTTGTGCTGACAAATCACAAAGAGTAACATTACGAGTATAGTCGTCTAGCACTCGATGTTCTACACCTTCATGATCAGTCCAACGCTGTAACATCATGTTATTCCAATTAAAGCCTTTATTGTCTTTATCTTCAAATGCTTCTATAAGACCAACCTTGTTTTTTGTACCTTTTTTACGTACACCTGGATATGCACTGAATACATTATCACTAGTGTCACCACGCATACATTTTTCAAATAGCATAAATTCAGGATTAGGTGCAGGTTTTACTTCTTTAGTTTTTTTATCTACAACAGGCTTGCCTTTGTCATCAAAGTAGCCTTCGTGTGTAATAGTTGTATTAGATACACCATTGTACTGTCTAACATTAGGAGCAATAAGTTGTGCAAAGTCACCGTCTGTGCTGATAATAACATGATTGTCATTAGGATGTGCCTGCACCCAGCCTGCAATCAAATCATCTGCTTCTAGTTGCGGATGACGCATCATTGTACAGTTAGTCTTAGAGCCAATAAAGTCTTTAAACTCGTCAAAGATCTCCCAAAACACAGTATCTTCTTCTTGCTGTGTAGGAGTCATTGCATCACGAGTTTCTTGTCGATTGCGCTTGTATGGCTCATAATAGTCCTTGCGCCAACTACGACCTTCTAAACAAAACACAACATGATCTGCACTAAAGTCAGTCCATGCCTTTTTAACACTGTTTAGTGTGATATGTAGTGCCATACCAACTTTAGTATCAATGTCACCACGTACTACGTGACGAGCTCTAAAGAAAGTGTTAGCAGTGTCTACTAGAATATAAGTGCTCATTTGTCCTCACATACATAAGTCATCATATAAACAAGTATACTGTCTATGTTGACTTTTGTCAAGTTTAAATACAGGAATGTAACCAAATAGTTTTTTTAGTATCATGATACTGAACTTTTGTTTTTATCAATTGGTACAACATTAATATATCCTGCACCTCTGTCAGTATCTAATCCTTCTTCGCCTAGCATATTATAAACAATATCACGGAACCAACGATCTACAATTTCTTCTTCTGCATCGTTTTCAATTCCGTATCCTGCTTCAATTAACTGTGCGATAAAATACTTATTCCAGTCCATTTCAAAGAATCCGTTTCGAACGTTATCTTCATTTACTTTAACATCAAGTACACTTACCCAAGGCTCTTTGCGTCTTGTAGCATACTCTTTTGGATTCTTCTTTTTAAGAAGTTCCATTTCTTCTTCTTCAACACGGGCTTTTTCTTCAGCAATTCGCTGTTCTTCTTTATCTAATCCTGTTAGTTTTTTAAAGAACTCTTTCATAGTCCTGCCTCCCTAGCTCTTGTTTCTAAAGTATCAACAACGCGAGCTTGTTTAGATTTATTTTCTTGTCTTTCGAAGTCATCTGGATCGAAAGCATTTTCAAGTCCCCCATGCATTTCCGAATAAGGAGATGTGGAGTCTTGGAGTGAAACGCCACCCTTTTTCCATGCATAGTTCTGCGACTTCTTGAACGTTGAGATTGTATTCTTCACTGCGTCCGCCCAACGGCATACAATAAACCGGACATTGAATCCCGGTACTTCTGTAAGCGTCCACAGCCCTGCCAACTTCTTCAACGTCAGTTGCATCAGCGACAACAAACTTAAGATAAATGTCACTACCATTAATGCCGAAATACTCACTAGCAATGTCAGGCTTAATAGCAGTATCCCAAGGTTCTCCGCTAACTGAAAGTTTTGGGGAACAACTCCAAGTGACTTCAAATCTGTCTTGATTGTTAAGATAATCTTTAAAGTCTTCTCGTAACTTTTGAGTAGTATTTGTTTCAAATGTAACATTTTTTAAATCCTGCATCTTAGGATGCTCAAATAAATCGATGTAGAGTTTTTGCCAACCTAGCAAAGGCTCTCCACCTGTTAGTATTAAGTGAACATCTTGACCATTGTCCATTGTCCACTTGCCTTCTGGTGTAAGACTTAGTAAGTGTTCAACTACTTCATCTACAGTTTTATCCATCATAAACTTTTTAAATTCAGGATAGATACTTGCATAAGTATCACAACCTGTATGTATGATAGGTAAATCGTCAAATTTTTCAACAGTATTGATTATGTTACTGTCAAGTAAATCTTTTACTTCAGGATTGTGTTTGATACCTTGCTTTTGTTTTTCATCACGCATAGGCTCATCACGACCTAAACCAAAGTTCATGCAACGAAAGTTACAACCAAATGTTCTTAAGAACACACTAGGGACTCCAACAAACTTGCCTTCGCCCTGTACACTATAAAATGCTTCTGAATAACGTAACTTCATCTTAACACGCAAATTCCTGTTGTAATTTAATATTATCCATAAATTCTTTTTTAGTACCCGGATCAATCTTAAATGCACCTTTTAGCACAGTTGTCTGTGTAAGACTACTATGCGCCATAATGCCTCGATTTTCACAACAACCATGTGTTGCTTGAATATATACACCTAAGTGATCTGCACCGGTTGCTCGTTGAATTTCACGTGCAATATCATTTGCAAGTTCTTCTTGTAGTGTGCCACGTCTAGCACACCATTGTGCAATACGAGTATACTTTGAAAGACCAATTAGTTTAGGACCTGCAATAATACCAATATATGCTACACCCGATACTGGTTGGTGATGATGTGAACACATACTTTTTAGTTCACTTCGAACTACAAGCATACCTTCATAGCGTTCATCTGAATCATTTGGAAATGCTGTTGCACTTGGAATAGGGTCATAACGTCCTGCCATAATTTCATTAAAATACATTTTAGCAAGACGTTTTGCTGTACCTTTTGAATTAGGATCGTTATGTCGATCAATTAGCAATGTATCAAGAACTGTTTCAAATGCTGTTGTTGCTTCTTCAATTAGTTCTTCTTTATCACCTTTTTGTAGGACTTCTGAAATATTGTCGCCAGCCCAGTAACGAATTTTTGCGTCTTCGAGACGTGCCTTAATTTGTTTGCTCTTACTCATTTTTATCTCCGATGTTTAGGCAGTGGATTGCCGTGTATACTGTAAGCAATTCATTATATACAGTATACACTTATTTAGGTTTTTTGTCAACCTTAAAGTTGTTTTCTTGCTGCTTTTTTGCGGGCTTCTTCTTTCTCCCACTGTTGGCGGTTTGTCCATTCAACTTTTTTCTTTTGATATTCTTCTTCGCTTAATGAATGCCAACCAATGCATTTACCAGTTGGCGATCTTTTACAGCCACATAAAGCCATGATGTTCTCCTATTAACTAAAATATTTGTCTAGCATTTCTAGACGATCATTGGCCGCAGCCATAGAATCCAATTCTTTTTGAATTGTTTCAATGATATCAGAATGTTCACCAATACCGACAACTTTTTGCATATACACTTCGATATTAGTTTTGTGCAATTCAATCTCCGCCTCTGCGTGTTTCCTTGCTGCTCCGATCATTTGTTCTCTCAAATCCATTTTCCTTTCCTTAGTATTTTTGTTTAGATGGAATGACGCCCCTAACGCCGCCTTTCGGATCTTCCATATCTCCATCACGACGGAAGATTAAATGTACATGGGGATACATGCATGTCTGTCCGGCACTTACTCCCATATTTATGCCTATATTGTACCCGTCAACATTGTTATCGGCTTCTATATTTTGTTGACCCATAGCAAGTGCAAATTTAAAACATTTAAGTATTTCGTCTTGTGTTGCTTCTTTTGGAACTACAAGTATATGACCTTCTGTTACAGGGTAGATATCTTCATAAACAACAAAGTCACGAGTGTCTAACATAACATTAGTCCAAGGCGCACGACCTTCTTCTTGGGCTTTATCTAATGTATCAGTAGTCATAATCTGCATCGTCTTCAAAGTCTCCCATTTCAACTTTTGATGCTTCCCATAATTCTAATACAGTTCTTAGTCCATATTGCATAACGGAAAACTCGTTTAATTCTTCTTGAAATTTTCGAACTTCGTCAATTTGTTCTTTTGATAGATCGTCAATTAAATCAACACCATAAAACTCACAAATATATTCTTCACAACTACGAAGAATATCGTCTTCAATATTAGTTTCCCATTTATGAATTCGATCCCAATTAAATGACATTATTTTACCTCTAACAACGGTTCAATAGTAGAAGTATCGTGCCAATCATAAACTGATTCATCTTGGTACTGATGTCTTCTACTATGTGTTTCTTTAACAAACATACCGTCTCTTTTGCGATAAACAGTATATACTTCTTTTATAATTCCTTCTTTTTCTGCTTGTACAGCATCTTTAAAAGGTCCTTCTTTTAGTGTCATTGTCCTACATTCTCCCATGGATATACAAGCCAAACATCCTCTTCGGCTTTATTTACTTCGTCAACACTATAGTCTATAGTGCCTTTGAATTCGCTTGCTAAATTATCAGTAAGAACAGCAAACCGAACATTACGATGCCACACAGTGTCCCATGCACTTGTTTCGTGCGGTAGACAACTACTAGGCCAATCTTCTTTGATCCAATTTAATGTTGCACCTGTGTCGTTGATATCATCTACAATAAGAATGTTTTTACGTTTATGTAGATCCCAGCGGCTTTTGTAAATTTCACGTTCTTCTTCGTCAACGTAACCAAACGCATCATCTGCCATCCAACAGTTAGTTTCACATTCGCTATCATCGTCACGCAAACTAATTTTTAATGCTTCGCAACGTACACCTAACATATGTGATAAAATTGTAGCAGGTACGTTACCACCACGTGTAATACCTACTATATAATCAGGACGCCAATTATCATTATACATTTGAAGAGCAATATTTAAACATGCTCGTTCTACATCTTGCCAACTATAATAATGTTTCTTAATCATTTCAATGCTTCCCAGGTTTTGTATTTTTCAAGTTGTGCTTCATAAGCATCTTTTAGTTCTTTTAGTTTAGGATACTTAGATTCCATATCTACGTCACGCTTTAATAATAACATAGCATCACGCATTTCGTCAAGTTCTTTTAACACATCTCTACCCTGCACTTCTAGTTTACCGTCTATATGCATTGAGGCGTCAGTACTGAGGCGGTCATTCGCAATAGTCAATTGCCCGGAAGGATTAGGATTATAATAGCTAGGTGTGCTATTAAAGATAGCAGTTGTAGTATGATCACGCATCGTCTTTTGCACCTCGCGCAAGGTACTGCTCGTTATGGATCCATTCTCCGTCTTTGAGGAAACCCCACTCTGTGGCTTTTTGCCCCATAAAGAACAAACTCCAGCAAGGGATTTCGTTACCATGTTCGTCTCTTTCTAATTCTAAATAGTGTAAGTCGCTTGCACGACGATAACGGAAGTGTCCAGGTCCTCTCCAAAAGCGTCCTTCAGGGGTATTCTCCCAATAGCCACCTTTAAGGATAAGTGTAGCATACGACCAAGGATGATCGTGTAGTGTAGGTTCGT